AAGCAATTAGCCCAGAAATTGTAAATGTAGATGGTGAAATATTTTATTACTGCGAAGACTCTCGCATTCAACCATTTGTGTCGTTTTCTAAAATGCTGAAAATTAGATTCATAACCCTTTTAGGGAATGTTGAGTGGAATAAGGGTATTAATTTACTCACAATACCAATCAGTTTTGTAGAAAATCGAACCATTGAAGTAATAGAAACCTATGTGAAATACCGGGGTTTATTTTTCTTGAAAGAAGATAAAAAATTTGTGAATAAATTGAAATTAAAATATGTTGGTTCTATTTTTAGCACAGATTCAATAGAATCACAAAGTAGTGATTCAATCGTTTCCAGTAATAAACTCCCGAAAGTAATATCTGTTCCTTCTTATTTAGCCAATCATTACTTTATTTTTGACGAACAATCCTACAATAAATTAAAATATGGACATTAAAATAAAAGCAATAGATAAGAGCACCATCGAAGTTGATGGTGAAAGACTTTATTCTTCTAAAAGAGATTTCCCGTATAGCAACTTCGGGATGTTTAAAGTTGTGTTTGTTGACTCAAGGGAAGGATTGAGCAATAAAGAGGATTGTGTTTGGGATGATGAAAGTAGCACGCTGTACGTGAATATAAGAGGGAAAATAGAAGTGCCGTCCAATACTTTCAATTTTTGGTATTACTGCATACCAAAAATCATGTTTCTTTCAAGGGAAGATCTACTTATTTTGAATAAGTTCAGAAGTAAATTTTGTGGGTATTTAGATTTTGGTCCTGCCAAAGGCGTTGTGAAAGCGAGATCAATTGGGTCAAATAGTGAAATTCCAAAAGTAGTGGAAGATGGTTTTTTCTATTATTATTTTGACGAAAAATTATTCCAAAACCAATATAAACGATATTATGAACGTTAAAATAAAAGCAATAGATAAAGATACCATCAGTGTTGATGGTGAATTATTTTATAGATGCGATTATGGCGATAAATTACCTTATTCATTATTTAACACATTGAAAGCTGTGGTTCATCACAATAAACTGCCTGTTGTTGCACATATTGGTTGGGACCGGGATCACAATTGTTTAAACATTCCAGTGGATTTGTTTCTAGAAGATGACAGTCCATTCAGATCTCATTACACGCAAAATCAATCGGCATTTTTTACAAAAAAATCTGCAGATTTCGTAAAAAGGTTGGCATCAAACCATTACGGCACTCTTACATATGGCCCAGAAGACGCAATAGAATGCCGTAAAGTTGTTCCCAAAAATAATTTACCGAAAGTTATAAGATTTGGTAAGTTGATTTACTATTATTACGAAAAAAATTTGTACCTAAACTACGTCAATAATTATACACCACCCGAGTTAGATTGGTGAAAAACAGTAATATGAAAATGAATATCAAAATAGAAGCAATAGATAAGGACACTGTTGATTTTGATGGTGAAAGATTTTATAGGTGCCCTTACTGTGATTATAGTCCATATGTATTATTTGATACAGTAAAAATCAGATTTTATCACCTACAAGATTGGTCGCAAGAAATTGAGTTTGAAACCATAACGTGGAATGAAAAATTTAAAATAGTAGACATAAATATCAGCGTATTCAACGGTGAACATAATGATATAACAAAGAATTATAATCAGCAAAATTCGGTATTTTTTACAACAGAATACGCAGGATTTGTCAAAAGGTTAGAAAGAAAATTTTGTGGGTCGTTGTCTTCAATAACAGATCCCGGTTTTACTGTAGACGCTCGAAAAGTTCGCCCGGGCGGAAAACTTCCGAAAATTATAAAAACTAATCACTGCTACTATTATTTCGATCTAGGATTGTATAATCAACAGTATGACGGATAATGTTGTGAATACCACTATTGCAGTAGAAATCATTGTTCTAGATAAGAACACTATTAGTGTTGATGGAGATTTGTATTATCATAATATAAAGGGAGTATTGGACCCGTATTTGTATTTTGATATGGTAAAAATTGGGTTCTGTCGTTCCGGTGATATGAAGTGGGATGATAAATATAAATTTATGACAATACCAATAAGATTTGTTATTGAATTGGATAATATTACAAAACAATTCTTCTTACTTGAACAATGTGTGTATCTTTTGAAGAAAGATAGTGATTTTGTTACTAAATTACATGGAAAATACGTTGGTGGGTCATCGTGCGGTCCTTTATCAGCTCCTAGTGCTTTTTCTATCAATTCAAACGGTAAAATGCCAAAAGTAATAAAAACTAGTAAGTGGTATTGGTATTACGATCAAAAATTGTATAATAAATATGAACAACATTGAAGTTATCGCCATAAAAATTTAATGAGAAATTATGAAAAATTACGCTGACGTTGACGTTAAAATAAAAGCAATAGATAAGGATACTGTTGATTTTGATGGTGAATTGTTTTACCATTGGCGACAAGGGTTTATGTTCCCATACCGTTGTTTTAACATGATAAAAGTTAGATTTGTTCAGAATTATAGAATTGCGTGGAATGAAGAATTTAAAATAATATCAGTACCAATTCAATTGGTTCAAGATGTTAATATTAGATACAATTATTTTGGGTACAGTTCATTATTCCTTTCGAAAAAAGATTACGAATTTGTAACAGAATTGGCTTCTAGGTACATCAGTAGTCTAGATTCAGGGCCTGATTCAACTCCCGACGCTTTTTCCATTACTTCAAACGGAAAATTTCCAAAAGTAATTAAAAATTTTAGAGAATGCTATTTCTATTACGATCAAAAATTATATGATAAATACAGATAATATAGAAGTTATTGCCATAAACTCACGTACAGTAAGTGTTGATGGTGATTTATTTTATTACTGTAAAGATGGTTTTATGACTCCGTATTGTTATTTCGATATGATAAAAGTTAAATTTAAAGCAATTAGCAATCTGATTTGGATTGATAATGACAAAATACTTATGGTACCAATCAAAATTGTCAAAGAACGTAATGACGATACATATTATTTGTCACACGATTCGGTATTCTTTTTGAAAAAAGATTTGGAATTTGTAAACAAACTAATTTCAAGATTTGTTGGTATAATATTCTCAGGCCCTGAATTAACCCCGCATGCTACATCAATAAATTCTAATGGGAAATTGCCGAAAGTGATAAAGATGGAATTGTATGATGAAGTTGGTTATTGGTATTACGATCGGGCATCATATGATAAATATAGGTAATGTAGAAGTTATTGCGGTAAGTAGATATACTATCAAAGTTGATGGCGAAATGTTCTATTTTTGTGAAGAGGGTTGGCGTCAACCCTATGTTTGTTTTGATATAATGAAAATAGAATTTCACCATGGAAGTAAAATAAATTGGGATGAAAAATATAAAATGGTGTCAATACCGATCAACATTGTTAAAAATCCGGAAAAGATTTATATTACAACATATTATAATGGAACATTCCTTTTAGAGAAAGATAAAAGATTTGTTAAGAAATTACATGGAAAATATGTTGGTGGATCAACAAGAGGCCCTTCATCAGCTCCCGACGCTTTTTCCATTACTTCAAACAGTAAAATGCCGAAAGTAATAAATTGTGGTAATTTTTATCACTATTACGACAGAGAATCATATGACAGATTTTCTTAATATTGAAGTCATTATTGTAGATAATAATACTATCAGTGTTGATGGTGAAAAATATTATTCCAGTTCATGTGGTTGGTACAGACCTTATGTTTGTTTTGATATGATAAAAATAATATTTAACAATGAAGATAGAATAGCTTGGGATCCACAATACAAGCAAGTATGGGTCCCGATTGGACTCATCAAAAATCGGAATCATGCTAGTTATTTTCGCTATTTTGAATCTGAAAGAGAAGCATTCCTTTTGGAAAAAGACAAAAGTTTTGTTGACAAGTTAGAAGCTATGTATTGCGGGGTTACCCATCGGGGTCCTGATTCAACTATTGACGCTCGCAAGGTCACTCCCAGCAACAAATTACCAAAAGTGGTAAAAATTAGTGGGTATTACTATTTTTTTGACAAGAAATTATATCATGAATACCAATAGTATGAAGTTACTTTTACGACAGAGAATTGTATGAAAAATTTCTCACTGATTGAAGTTGTTGTGATAAGTGATGGTATTATCAGCGTTGATGGGGAGTTATTTTATTTGCACGATTCAGAACACGATTACCCTTACCACCTTTTCAACATGGTAAAAATTAAGCTTCATTATTCAGGGTCAAAAGGTGTGTTTTGGGATGAACGCAATAATATACTGACAATACCAAGCGTTGGTATCAAAAATCGGAATTCAATGGTTTACAGACATTTCTCATCTTTTAATCGATTATTTTTCTCAAATACGGACATAGGATTCGTTAATACATTAAGTAAAAAATTTGTGGGGTCTGAGTTGACGGGACCTAACCCAGCGATTGAAGCACGCAAGGTTGTTTCTAGTATTAAAATCCCGAAAGTAATAAAAAGTGATGTATATTACTATTTTTACGATGAGAAATTATATGCCGAATTTGCCAGATAATATTGAAGTTGTTGTGATAAATGATGGCATTATTAGTGTTGATGGTGATTTATTCTATCGTGCCAATATTGATTCAAAATACCCATATATTTATTTTAATATGGTAAAAGTTAGATTTTGGGAAGGTTATTTAATTGATTGGAATGAAGAATATAAAATAATATCAATACCACGTACAATTGCTAGGCTGTCCAAACTTTGGCACTATTTTGATTCAACATTATGCTTTTTGAGGAAAGATAAAGATTTTGTCGATAAATTGAGTACTAAATGTCTCGGGGCTTCATTTGGTGATGGCCCAACTTATGCTGTCGACGCTTCTGAAGTAACTTCCGGAAAATTTCCTAGGGCAATAATATCAAATTCTAAAATTTACATTTACGACAAAGAAACGTATAAACAATATGCGTAATATTGAAGTTACCGTGATAGACAATAAAACTATTAGCATTGATGGTGAATTATATTACGCATGGGGTCCAGGGTGGGATTATCCTTATGTTTGCTTTGATATGATAAAAATAAGATTTTATGTCGGGGATAAGATATCTTGGAACAACGAGTATAAATGCGTAAAAATCCCATTAAATTTTATTAAAACAACGAATATAAATTTTGGTGATCTGGGTGGATATTCACATTCTGTCCCATTATTTTTTTTGAAAAAAGATTTGGAATTTTTGAAAAAAATACATTCACGCTATTGTGAGCAATCATCGCGTGGCCCCACATCAGCCCCTAGTGCTTTTTCTATTAATTCAAATAGTAAAATGCCGAAAGTAGTTAAAACAAAGAATTTTTATTATTATTTTGACGAAGAAACATTTAAACAATATGCTCAACACGGATAATATTGAAGTTATTGCCATCAATACAAATACCGTTCGTGTCGACGGCGATTTGTATTATAATTGGGGTCCTGGTATAGAACACCCGTTTATCTGTTTTGATATGATAAAAATAGAATTTCGTCATATCGATGAAATATCTTGGGATAATAAGTATAAATACATGAAAATTCCATTACATTTCATTAAAAAAATAGATACAAATTGGGGGGCATTTAGAAGGAACATATACGCTGGTCCATTATTTTTTTTGAAAAAAGATTTGGAATTTTTGAAAAAAATGTATCCGTATTACCAAGGTCGCTCATCGCACGGCCCCAAATTGGTTCTTAGTGCTTTTTCTATTAATTCAAACGGTAAAATGCCAAAAGTAGTAAAGACCGATAATTACTACTACTATTTCGACAAAGAATTGTATGAAAAATTTGAATTTTATGGGGAACAATAAATGAATATTGAAGCGAAAGTAATAAATAAATACACCTTCAGCTTAGATGGTGAATTGTTTTATTATTCACAATATTATGTGCGACCTTATTATTATTTTGGAATGCTTAAAATTCTTTTTGATTTTCCTTGGTATACGGGCAATGGTGACATAATAAGATGGGCCAAAGAGTTGGATACTTTGTTTATATCATTACGAGGTGTTACAAATACTACTAATTCGAATATTGATTTTTGGTCGGGGTCTAATTCAGTTTTTCTTTTGAAGGATGATAAAACATTTATTGATAAGTTGAGCAATAAATATTGTGGGCTTTCTCACCGGGGTCCTAAAAATACGCCAACTGCTCGTAGTATGGTGCCCTCTAATAAAATTCCAAAAGTATTTGAACTTGATAGCGTATTTTATTATTTCGATAAGGAATTGTATGATAGATACAAATAATATGGATATTAGAGTAAAAGCAATAGACAATAAAACTGTCAGTATTGACGGTGAGTTATTTTATTACACCAGATTTTACTTTACCCCGTATTATAATTTTACAAAAATGTTTAAAGTTGTTTTTCACAATAGAGGGTACGTCACGGATCCACGGTGGTTTGAATTTTCGAATGTGTTGCAGCTTAATTTTTCTCAGTATGTAGATCCTGATGAAGTGTTTATCCACAAGTGGACTGATGCATTGGCAGTCTTTCTTTCAAAGAAAGATAAGGATTTTATTACTAGATTAAATAATAGATATACCGGTGTTTTATCTTGGGGGCCGAACGAAGCGGTAAGTTCTCGTGATGTATGCAGTACTAGCAATTTACCGAAAATAATAAAAAATAATAATGGCATGTTTTATTATTACGACAAAAAATTATACGACAAATACAATGAACACAGATATTGATGTAAAAGCGGTTAATGGTTATGTTGTTAATGTTGATGGTGAATTGTTTTATTACACCAAGTGTAATAAAAGACCATATAGTCATTTTAGAAAAATGCTTAAGATTTATTTTGAAGTGTACTCAACAAACGGCAGTGTTTATTGGGAAGAGAAATTCAATTACTTGATCATACCAATAGAAGTGGTGAAAAATAGATTGTTGGCGGGTGCTCGTGGTATTTTTCATTGGGCGTATGCAGACGTTTTGTTTTTTCCAAAAAGAGATAGAGATTTTGTTGAAAGACTAAATGATAAATTTGTTAATAGTTTATTTGATGGACCAACCGATGCTATTGAGGCCGAAAATGTTACCTCTAGAACCAAGCTACCGAAAGTGATAAAATCCGGACCAGTTTATTATTATTTCGATAAAGATCTATTCTCTTATTGGAATGATTAGCACATTCATCCTAAAATGAATATTAAAATACAATGCACAAATTATGACTCCATCCTTTTAGATGGAGAAGAATATGTCAGATTGCCGATTGGGATGAGTAGCGCATTTTCTCGCATGAATTTTCTTATTGTGGAACTAGTGGAAGGTGATGAAATTTACTACGAAGATTATAAAAAAACTTTGGTAGTAGGAAGACTTGCCATAGAATACGCTCCCCAAATAATACAATCGCACGTATATGGCAAATATTGGTGTGAAAAATCGGTGGAAATTTTTTTGAAAAAAATGGTTTCAAAGTACGTTGGCGGTTCGTTTTCATTTAACCCATCAAAAAAAGTCGAAGATATAGTAAATTACGATAAATTTGATAAACCGATCCCGAAGGTTCTTTGGTGTTCGGACACGGGTATGTATTTGTTTTTCGATCAACAGTTATTTAACAGATTCAAAAATTCATGAAAAAATTAAAAATAATATTTTCACCACCAAGAAATCTTATTGTTGATGGGGAAATATTTGTTCCGTTTGAACTTCATAAAACAACTTCGTGTTTAAGACCTTCTTTCAATAATATAAGTTATTTGAAAATATTTGCGAGTAAAATGATTAAGAAAACGTATTTTCTTGATGGTTCTCCAATGTATTTAGAAGTGAAACTTTCCGATATGAACTTCGTTAATCGTACAGACGCAAGTCTTTTTACATCCTATCCAATTGCCCCGTTTGGTTGGATTTCAATAGATGCAAGTAGATTATTTACTGAATTAAGTCGAAGATTTATTGATCTTAAAGCAGTTTCGATCCAACAGTCTAAAAAATTTCCAACATTTTCCGATTTATCTGTTGATGAATTTGCCAGCAACGGAAAAATTCCAAATGGTTTAATAGATAACATAAATTATTTACCACACATTTACTGTTTTTATTTCCGATGACATATGAAAATAAAAATATTGTATAATGGCGATAATAAAGTTATTTTAGATGGAGAAGTATTTGTTCCATTTGATGAATATGCAATAAAAAATGGTGATTTAATGTTTTGCGCTTCTGAGCAATTGAAATTTGTCGTATTATTATTTTCTATGTCACACAAAGAAGAAGTGGTATACGCGTCCACAGCCAATACAATAATTATCCCGGTCAGTTTAGTTCGCGACAATGGAATAGCGTCCTGGAAGCACCCATCAGACTACTGTAAACACAGGTGGGTTCCTGAAGCAGTAAATAAGTATTTCAGGAAACTAGGAGAAAAATTTGTGAAAAGTTCGAGCGAATTACCTGCAGGGATAAAATCTTGTGCCAAATTTTCCGATATATATATTGATGATAGAATATTGTCAAAAAGAATACCTCCAATCATTATGTTTGAAAATGATGGGTTTTTTGAAACCACGTATTTCCATTTTCGTAGGTAATTATGGGCATAAAAGTTGAACTTACCGATGACTGGAAACTGATTGTTGATGGTGAAATTTTCGTTCCCATGCATTCTTGGCGTGATTTAATAACTACTAGACACACTTTTTCAACACAAAATAGTTTGGAATTGGAATTGGGTCTTTCTAAACCATTTATAATAGTATTGCAATCGTATAACGAAAAATTTGAATATGAACAACAATTTAACCTACTTCGTGTACCCACAAGTTCTATTGTCGGATACGAAGACACACACTCTAGCTATTTTCGCAGATACAATTATTGGGTAGCTTCTGATGTTTATGAATTTTTGAAAGTATTTTGCAATTCGATTGTTGGGGTTCTACCGGATGTTGGCCCGCGCAACGCTATCGATTTTCCCGAACTTTTGCAAAAATTGCCAAAAAAATTACCAAAAGTAGTAAAGAGCCGCAAGAATAAGTTGTTTTTCTATACTGATAAAAAACTTTTCGATATGAACAATAAAAAACTTTTCGATATGTACAAAAAACGAAATGAATCGTCAGATGGAAAAGCGGAGATAGTGCGCGGAATCTCCAGTAGGGAATTTCCTGTGGTAAGAAATTTGATGAAAAAAACTTTTGGGTCAATGGCCTCTTCGGAAGTGATAGAGGAAGAATTGAACTTGGTTAATTGGAGAATAAGTATAAAATTGGTTGTAAATGGAAATATTGTCGGCATGTACCTATTTAGTGATTCTGTTGATGATGTTTACTCGTATGTGGAAGAAGATTCGTCCGGAGAAAATTACGAACCTTTAGAAGATCTATCGCCGTACAAAAACAAAAAAGGGGTTAAGGGAGTGGCATTATTGTTACTTCCTGAATATAGAAACACGGGTTTAGGGAAACAATTGATAGAATACCCGATGAAGTATTTAAATGGGTACGATTACATATGGGGTGAACATTTGTTTGCTTTGGGTAATTTGGGTGACTGGACCAAAAGAAGAAGACTTGTAGCAAAATCAGATCAATATTATTTGACTCTGAGAGATTTATGATGATAGATATAAAAGTTTTTCTAAAAAGAAATTTCGATTTGGTGGTAGATGGTGAAACTTTTGTTCCCATACGCGGATTTGATAATTTAATATCTATTATTTTACGAAATCCGCGCGTGAGGATTGAAGAGCTTTCATCTTCTATCTATTATTCTTATGCTATATTTAATATTTTAATACGGGAAGCTGGATATTCGAAACCGCATTTTTCCAAAGAAAGAAACATGTTGGTAATACCGATTAGTATTGTTGTAAGTGAAATGGCTTTGGACCCATATGAAGTATTTAAATTTATATGGGTTACAAAAGATTCGGTAGATGTAATAAAAAAACTTTGTAATACATATGTTGGCTTTCGCACCCGGTCAGATGCCCCCAAGAATGTAAAGAAAGTATCGGAATTCTTTCTCGGATTACCATCACCTAAAGATGTTTTCCCAAAAGTTTTGGTCAGTGATTTGGACCCGGAAACATACCTTTATTTCGATTCGAATTTGTACAAAAAATATTCGAGAAAGAGTTCATAATATGGATATTATAATAACCCGTATTCCTACCATAAAAGTTTTAGATGTGGCACGCAAAATTATATCCATAGATGGGGAAAAATTTGTTGGTCTTAAGAGAAGAACAATTACCGATCCTTTTACGGAACTAAATTATTTGACGGTAACAATCGCTAAGTTACTTTACTACTCAACGAATTTTGCGGATTCAAAAGCAACTTACGATCGTGAATTTGATTACCTGTACATTACTTTGGGCGATAAAACTATTGAAAGTATTGATAGATTGTCAGAAATAATTGATGATAATGGTGGAATTGGTGATTACCAATTATTTATACCAGTTGAAGTGAAAGATTTTATTGATGAATTAAAGAAAAGATTCGTAGGCACTTGCTCTATTGGGCCAAATAACTGTAAAAACTTTAAAGATGTTGATGATTTCAGGATTTCCAATATACCAAAAGTATTGGTTTATGGCCCATCATCAACAAATATTGTAGGTCATAATACTTCTATTTATTATTATTTTGATTCGAATTTGTACAAAAAATATTCGAGAAAGAGTTCATAATATGGGTCATCACAACCCAATAAATTCGAAAATCCCAAAAATAAAATTGCTGGATCCGCATGCCGGGTTGTTTTTGGTTGATGGGGAAAGGTTTCTTTGTATTGGTGCCAAGAGATTTCAATATCCATTTATTAGTACACAGTTTTTGTACATAGTGTTAGTATTTGATTCATCACAAACCCGTGCCAATTATTTTTACAAAGAAAATGAACTTGTCATCCATTTACCGCCCATGGAAACAAATAGTATAATACCAAATTTCGACAATTTTCTTGATTCATTGGTCGGTTTTGACACATCCTCCAGGGTTTATTATTTGGTTCCCGAGAATGTGCATAAAGTAGTTGTTTATTTGATAAACAACTACTGTGGAAATTTATATGTGGGTCCAAAGAATTGTATAGAATTTGAGGATATAACTAATTTTAGTATTTCTAATATACCAAAAGTTTTAAAAAAGAAAAACATGTATCGTACAACATACTTTTATTACGATAAAGGTTTGTACTCAAAATACAAAAAACTGGTAGATTCCGGGGGCGATTGGAGAAATGATTTTTGGTTTGGTTGACATTGTTTTTGCATAAGTATTCATGATAGAGAAGGATTTTCCGATTGAAAAAAGTAAGTATTGAGGTATAAAATGCCGATCACCCCAAAAGGTATAAAAAATGCAGTGAAATCAACAGGTGATTTTTTAAAAAAGAATTCATATGTTTCTGATATAGTATCCGGTTTAACAGGTGCCGCTGCAGGTGCCGTTGGTGGTACGGCCGCTGGGATAGTTGCCGGGGGAGTTGCTTCTGGCGCTCTTGGTAAATTCGCTGATTCTGGTGGAAAAGGTGTGATGAGAAAAGTTGATAAATTTTCAAAAACCAAACCAGGGAAACAATTTTTTCATAACGCGTCTATGGCCAGCAAAGTTATCCACGGGAATGTTTCAGGGGCTTGGGATGAATACAAACACCCAAGAGATCCGTTAGGGAAGTTCGAGTCTTTTGGTTCAAATAGTGAAATTGACTCATTTGTTCAATTCATATTAAATTCGACGCCAAAAACAGGAAAAGCAAAAAATATCGTAGATTTTATTGAGAAAATAGGGAATTCGGCGGGTCATGCTGTTAGATCAAATGAATCTTTGGGTGAATTGTTTGATGAATTTATCAGGCTTCGAAATTTAGGCAAAACACCTGTTGATTTGAACGATTTGATTGCCACTGTCGACATGGATATCGACAGACATAGTTTTGGTATTGGTTTACAGCAAAAAGCTGATTTAGATGGGGTAACACCTGCAATTACCGGGGCTTCGTCTTCATTGAGAGGTGGGAAATTGGAATCGAAGAAGCGGTCAAGACGAGAAGAAGCGGTTTTCTTCAAACACGGAGCCATACTCCTCTCATCGAAAGCAATCCAAGAGGCCAATCACCTTCCTGTTGATTATGAAGTGGTAGCGAGTGGTGTTGTCAAATTTTTATCAGAGAGTGATTCAGAAAAAGCTAAAAAGTTTTTTGAAGATAAAGGATTTTCATTAGGTAATTATGAAGAGAATTATAAGATGGGTTACCGAAACGGTTACTACGATTGGAAAAATGGAATCGATTTGTCTATTTCTAAAAATATGGATAATTTGCCCGGGTATTCAGATGGATATGTTGATGGTCGCATAGCAGCCAAAAATGGAGAAACTCTTGAAGAAGGGATTGCTGATGTGGTTAGGGGCATCGGCACATCTATCGGCAATTTTATTACTTCTCACCCTGGTGCAACGGCTGCAATTGCTGGTGGAGCTGCAGCAATTGCTGGTGGCGTGGCTGCTGCTTCTAGAAAGATTCCGACCGCTATATCAAATTTTGGAAAAGTTGCTACGGATTCTACATATATAGCATCATCAATACAAGTGATGCAAATATTTATTCGAATAGTGGAAGCTTTGGTTGATTTGCGAGGTGCCATCCAAAGCCACCCAACTTTAGAGGCTACGTTATCGCCCCACATAGATCGAACTGAAGATTATTTACAAGGTGCCAAAAATAAAATTGACTCCGATAAACGATTTGGGTCTTCCGGGACACACGGTTGGCCTTCTGTTGAAGACATGAGAAGAATTAGAGGTTCAAAATGATTAAAATGGGTAAAAATGGGTACAATGAAAATTGGATAGATGATTACGGGAAGGCTGCTGTAATCACCGGTTCAATACTTGGTGCTCTGTTTGAATTGACTACTCGAATTTTGGGCCATATTGTAGAGTTAAGAGAATTGTCGAACGAAAACCCGAAAATAAAAAATTTGCTTTGGCCTGAAATAGAAAAGGTTGAAGAAAAAGTCAGAAAAGTTAGAGTAGTTGCCCGTAACAGGGATGCAGTTACCAAAGGCGAAAAACGGAATGGCATATACGTTGATACGGAACCGCCAAAAGATCGCCGCCGCAGGAGAAATCAATAACTAAAAGCAACTTTAAAAAGATGGACAATGGATAAAAAGGGAAAATAATGGACGAGAAAAAAGTTCTATCAATAATTATGGGTATGTGAAGACTGTAGTAATGCCCGACCCAAGAGAAGAAGACTTTCTTTTGGGTTTGATAGCAGATGAAGATGAGAATGATGATTATATTGAAGATGATGATTACGTTGAAGCCCGCAAGTTACTCGACAGAACAATCAAAATGTATGAGTAATTTGAACATAAAAAATAAAATATTAAGCTTTGTTTCTTGTTATTACCATAAAATAGTAAACAATTAAGGAGATTACGAAAAATGCCAAATCCGAATGCTGATCTATTAGATTCCCCGCGTTCGCGGGATATGCAGTTTGACCTAGACTACCAGGAACGTCGTCTTCATGCGATGCTTGACGAAATATACAAGATGCACTCAGCGCTGCGTGACATTAAGGATGGTGTCACCCCGAAGAGAATTCTTGATATCGATCAGAAGACCGCTTACGATGTTCAGGTAGCCGCTCTGCAGACCGCGTTGATCGATGCTACTAATGCTCTCAAGGCCATTGATGCATTAGTAGCTGCCTAAATAGGCGGATCACAGAAAGGTAAGGGGGCGGGCAACCGGTCAAGTTGCCCGCCCCAAATCTTATGAATAGATATTCTCTTCTCTTTCCGGGCGGGGTTTCAGACGAATACGAAGTACCGTTCGATTTGGCAAAGAAAATTATTATAGGTGCACGAGTTTCAGAAAAATTGCCGACACCATCGGCAGAATCATTAGAAATAAGAAACTCTGCCACTTTAGAAAAACAACATCGAATGGTTCTTCCGGGTGAATTTTTGAGATTCAATTTGTCATATCTTTTGACACCAAACCCAATATTGGAAATTGTGTGGCCTTCCTCATTTTATGAGGAAATAAAATTTTATTTATTAGAGAGACATTTATCTTATTATTTACCTATCTATAATAGTTCACTTCACGAATGGTTCCATCCATATTTGACTACCAATAAGAAGGTAATTCTTTGGCCTAATGAAAAAATTGCAAAATCGATCATTAAAATAGCGGAAGAAGAAGTATTTTTATAAGACATTTGTAAAAAAATATTGAACTTTTACATTAGAAAAAAGTCTTTGTTATAGGATGATTTTAAGATGAAGAGATTACTAATAGACACTACGCCGATAAAATACATCCTCAAGGAATCCGAATCCGGGGGGCCTCTCCGGTTGCGCGGAGTCTTTCAAAAATCTGATGTATTAAACGCCAATAAAAGGGTTTACCCAAGAAATATTTGGGAGAAGACCATAAAGCGGCCCGATATTGTCGAATCTATTAGTAAACGCAGGATGGTTGGGGAAGTAGACCACCCGAATGAATCAGACCCAAAATTGAAACATGCTTCGCACATCATAACCGAACTTGTTATGCACCCAGATGGTATTGTTGAAGGTGAATTAGAGATCCTACCAACTGAATATGGTAAACATCTTGAATCACTACTGCGTGCTAATGTTGAAGTAGGAGTCTCCTCGCGTGGCATGGGGTCGACTTACAATAAAGACGGTGTTGAATACATTGGCGAAGATTACGAATTGCTGACGTTTGATGTGGTGGCTTCTCCCAGCACCCCTGGGGCTTATCCAAAACTAGTGGAAAGCAGAGATATTACTATAGAGGAAAATACCGATATGAGCGCTGCTGATAAATTCCGAGCGTTGAAGGAGGCTGGCAATCGCCTGCTTTCGATCGATCCGAAGCTTACGAGCATGGCTGAAAGAGCTTCGTTTGTTGCGGAATCTGAATCGATCGTCGAACAGTTAGATCGTGTTGTACAAGAAGATGGTGGGTTCAAATCTTTGGCTACTGATCTGACTAGTAGACTACAGGAGACTGCTAGACTATTTTCATCCAAAGATGCTCCCCCAAGTCTAGAAGTTCAATTAGAAGCTGCTAAACTAATTATTGCAGAAATGTCGCAGCAAATGTCATTTAGAGAACGGAAAATGTTAAGAACAGCGACAAAGGTTGTTCGCGGTCTTGGCGAAAAAGTCAATCGTGTTAACGTGAGAAATCGGAAGCTGGTGAAGGAAAACGCTCGATTGATTCGGGAAAACCGGATTGCAATGTCTGCCGGTGACGAATTACTTCATCAGTTTAAGATGGTTCAAGAAACTAAGAGAATACCTGTTCGTTTCGTGCGTTCAAAAAATAGAATTACTGAATCTGATACTAAAAAGCCTGTTATATCAGACAATACCCCTTCACCTTCCAAGAGAATCTCTTTAATAGAGAAATTGGAAAGAAAGGGTAATGTAGTGTTCCGCCCCGGAGCAGTTAACAATAGATCATTAACCGAATCTCGTCGTGATGGAAGCACCGAAATAGCATCAGCAATGATTAGTGCTATCGGTGGAATCTAACAGGAGGTTATTTAAACATGTCGCGCCCAAACTCAACGGAAGCAGTCTATAACGCTTTCCTGAGCGAGAACCTTAACCTTGCCCGTACTAAGTGGAAGAAATTGTGCGGCAGACTTACGGAATCTCACCCAGAAAAAGCAGCCTTAGTTGCTCGTTTGTTAGAAAATGAACAACACTGGCTGTACAATGCGCTCGATGAAGACGTCAAGACTCTCAACGTCGGCGCATTCGATCGATTCGCTTTCCCAATCATCCGTGCGGTATATCCGAATTTGGTTGCCACCGATCTCGTTTCGGTTCAACCAATGCAAGGTCCCACCTCGCTTATTTTCTACCTTGACGCCCGTTATTCGGTCACCAAGGGTAGTGCCAAAGCCGGTGCCACTGCGCTGTCGCCGATTTCTGGTCACGAGCCATCGTCTCGTTACACTTCTGAGTTAGTTGATTCCGAACTTTTGGTCACTTCTCCTGGTGGTGACGACACTATTGGTGGTACTCTCGCTTGGACTCCGGTTCGCCCGGGTTCAGTAGTTATTAGCGACGGAACCAACACCATTACCGACAACGGTGCTGGTGGTCTTTCCGGTAACGGTCTTGATTCTGGTACTATTGACTACGCTACTGGTGTTGTGGCACTTGATTTCACCGCTGCACCTGCTCTTGGCGTTGAAATTACCGCCAGTTATCGGTATGTCTCAGAAGGTAATAGCAAGCGTCCAGAAATGGACATAATTCTTACCTCGCAACAGGTAATTGCTGATACCTTCTCACTAGCAACTAACTGGAGCGTCGAAGCGGAAGCTGACTTCCGCGCTGTTCACGGTATTGAGGCTCAGACGACCCTCATGAGCACCGTGGCGGAACAGCTTCGCTATGAAATCGACCGCGACGTAATTGCTGACCTAGAAACGGTTGCCGCCAATGGTACATTGGTGACTTGGGACTACACCCCACCGACCGGTGTTGACTTCTATCGCCATCAATTGACTTTCGTCAATAAACTGGTCGAAGCTGGCAACATAATGTTCAGCAACACTCGTGGTAAAGCCACTGGCAACTGGATCGTCTGCGGAACCAATATGGCGACTGTTGTTGAATCGCTTCCTGGTTTCCAGGCTGTTGATCAGGGTGAAGCCGAAGGTGTTGTTTACATCGGTCAGCTTGGTCGTTGGAAGTTCTACAAAGACCCCTGGATGCGTGCTGACTACGGTATTATGGGCCATAAGGGTTCAACTTGGCTCAAGGCAGGGTACGCGTATTGTCCGTACGTCCCACTGTGGCGTACCCCCATCATCACGTTGGGCGACTTCAAGCGTCGGGTCGGATTAATGACCCGATACGCTAAGAAGCTGCTCAACCGCAATTACTTCCTGCAATTGAAAGTCGACAACTTCGGCGTTCTGTAAAAGGAAGAACGCTCTCTCTTGAGAGCGTATAAGGGAAAGGATGGGGCGGTTTCAGGGGGACCTGAACCGCCCCTCCTAGTATTGGAAAGTTATGTTATTTTGTAAGAAATACTATGATCAGCTCTTTAATTGTTTTAATGGTAAGTACGTATTCGACCATAGTGAAATGGTCTGAAAAGGAGAAATAATATGAAGAAGTTAATACTGACAATTGCTCTTATGCTGATATCAATATCAGCCGCAATTGCACAACCAACGCTTTACCGAAATGCGACCAAAAAAGGTTGGGTAGTTACTGGTCCGACAAGATACCAGTTGTTTGTTGGCCCTGCTGGTATAGAAAGCCCGCTGTGGTTGGGTTCTGAGCCAAGTGGCACAACTTCTGATGCTTGGTTGTACATCAAGGGCAACCCTGCTGGTTTCGAATATTCTATACTGTCAGAATCAACCAAACCATCATCTTTTTCTGGCGATATAACTGTTACCACGGAATCGACTGGTGGAAATGCCTACGAACGAAATCAAATATCCGGTTTACTGAAATTAAATCTGGTTTCGCTCGGTACGGGCGTTGATGGTACTGCTGAAACAGTTTCCTACATGGACGACACCCCATCGGGGGAATGGTCTGCTATTGATAGTAATGTCACTGTTTCTGAAAGTACATCAACCTATAGAGTAGGATCCAAGAGTTTGAAACTCGCATTTGATTCTAGCGCCGCCAATGATGATGGGGCAGTTATCGACATAGTAAATGATAACTTAGAATCAAATGAATCGGTTGGATTCTGGATTTACAGTGATACCGATTTGGCGGCTGGTGACCTGGATCTACTGATTGACGACACCGATGCAGCTCCGGATGTTTCGTTTGACGTCTCGGCGGTTCCTGCTAATGCATGGAAATGGGTAGAAATTGATATTTCCGCCCTAACTGGTGGGAACGGTAATGTGGTCGATAAAGTTGGTTTAGTTCTCAAGAATGCTTCTGGTTTAGGTGCATTCAATATTTGGGTTGATGCAATGTACAAATGGGATGCTGATGCGGAAGAAGTTTTTGGTGACAATATTCCATATGATGGTGTGTTGTCAGTTCTATCGCTCACTACTGCCAACACCGGTACCCACTCATTTAGTAATTTGGTAGAACATACCAATTATTTCATCAATTATCAAACAGGAAACGAAGTTCTTGTTTGGATAACAGATCAAAGCACTTCAAGTGCAATTGGGATGTACGTTTACTAAAATCTAGGGTCGGGAGGGGAAACTCTCCCGACCCATGGTAAATTGCTATGGAACCAAGACATTCAATAAAAGTTCAAGAAGTATGTGATGTTATAATGTCCCACATCAATTCAAGTGGGAATGAACAATTGGAAGATAGATTTAGTGACTGGCTTTCGGAACACCGGCATTTTTATTTCATTATAGAGGGAATGTTTGATGATGAAATAGATGCTTTTGAATCTGGTATGGAATTTTTTTCTACTCGCTCTTCATCGATAGTATATTATTTCAATCCATTTGAAGGGTCCAGATGCTATTTTACTATTTCAGAATCAAAAGCAGCAGACGAATTGTATGATTGGGATAATAAATGAAGTTCCGAAAACTGGTTGAAGAATTGATAGCTGTTAATGGTATCGGGATTTCCAGAGAAGATATGCCCCAAATACCAAGAGCAAAGTTCAACGACTTTCTTCGGTATTTGAGTAGTTACGGTGTTCAATACACATTCAGGAAACTTCCTGCCGATTCATTGAAACCATCACAAGTGTTTATAGATTCTGATAAAATAGGGATCGAAAGAAGCAAAGTAAATAAACCGATTGTAGTTTCAAATGATTATTTTATTTTGGATGGCCATCACGGTTGGGCATCTAATTACGGTTTGAATGTAGTAGACTGTATGATAATTGATTTACCAATATCTGATCTGATACAAATGGCCATTGAATTTGAATGACGTGAGGTTATAATAATGGGACTTTTAAGTGAATTTTTCCGATCGATAAATGAGCACCATGTTTGGGATTTTGAATGTGGTGATAAAGTCAGAGTCATTGCTGGTAAATTTGGTGGATCTATTGGAACAGTTTCCGATACGTGGACCGGCGATAATGAAGACTCTGTGTTGGTATCATTTGTTGACGGCGAAGATTCACCAGGGAATATGTCTATGAATTTTACTCCGGATAGTATTGAATTGTGTTGTGAAGAGTAGAATTGTGATGGAATAAATAAAGAAGAAATAATATTAAGATGTTTATATGGGTAGGATAAAAATACAATGAAACACAGGAGAGTGGAAATGAAATTCTTTCAGAATCCGAATGATTACACGTTCTTAATCAGCAGACCAGATCATCGCGGTACGGTTAGCGTTCCTCCCCACCATTACGTCGAGGGTGAATATTACGCTAAATTTTCGTACCTAAAAGAAGCTAAAGATCCGGGGTCTGTTCCTGAATCGAAAGTAGTTTTCTGGCAGTCAAAACTAGAAGAGAATATGAAGACCGCACCTGTTATTTCTCATACAGAGAAAGGGGCGGAAGAAACGGAACCGCCAGTTGAAAAGAAAGTGGTCGAAGAGGAAGTGACCAAAGACCCTGTGACGTCTTCGACTTCAGATGAAGTGACCGAAAAGCAGCATTCATTAACTTCGCTTAGAAAAATGGGGAAAGAAGAATTGATTGAATTAGCTATTTCACACGGGTTGGTATTAACTGGTGAAGAAACTAAAGCTGAATTAATAGAAGTATTAAAGCCGTAATTTTATCGGGGAATATTGTATGGCCATGAGAGTAGAAAATTTTGTCCGGTACGTAAGATTGTCGTTAGGACAAGACCGTGACCACGGGGTAAGTGTTGAGCTGACCGATGCCCAAATTGTATTGGCATTGAGAGAAGCTATTTCATTTTACTCTAGATATTTTCCTCTTCGTAGCCATCAATATTTTTCTGCTCCAATAGGAATTTATCAATTTGATACTTCACCACGAGTTCGCGGTATTTTGGAACTTAGTATGGCACCTGCCATATCTTTGGGAGTATCAATACCAGAATTAACGCATGTTGGCGGTAGAGTTATTTCCTTGACTGGTGGTATAGATTATACAATACCATTTCAGTATGCAACCTTTGTTGAATGGAAAAATGCTGCTGAAAAAGTATTTTCCCAAGTACCATCGTGGGTGTTCGTTCCGGAGTCAGGGAAAATATATACTTGCTGCCCATCACGTGGATACCACGTATCATTTGTTGGCGCTTTAGATTTTGAAGATGGTTTTGAAGATGAATTGATGTGGGACGAACCTGATGTTGGTGACGAACTCCCATCAGAAAAATTGGCAAATGGGAAATTGGATAATACATTGAATATAATACCAAGTGCCAATATGTTGTGGATAAGAAAATTGACACTTGCGAAATCGAAAACAATTCTTGGTAGAATGTTAAGAAAATATAGTGGAGTTCCAGGGGTTGAGGGGGGAACGATCCAACTAGATGGTGAAGCATTAGTATCGGAGGGTAAAGAAGAGTGGGATTCTACTGCTGCTGAGATTATGGATTCAGTACCAGACGTGCCGCCAATATTTTTCTAATGGATTACCTAACAGTTAAATTTATCAACCAAACAACTATTTTAATAGATGGTGAAAAGTATACAACAAGATTTGATGACAGATTTAGTAAGTCACAAGTTATTGTTGGGTTTTCAACTAGTTATATGGCAGTGCAACTTTACCACAGAAGTAGGCACAACTTTCAGTACGTCAATTTGACTAATGATCGCAAAGAAATTAGAACTTTTAGTTTTGAATATAAACAGTCAAACCACTCAGCACAAGTATCGACATTAAGTATTGAAGTCCCACTAAGTTTCATAAATCTTTTTGAAGTTAACTACAACTCAACTATAACAGCATTTTTCATGTCTGAAGTGGCCGGGATCAATATAGAAATAATAAATAAAAATTTTGTGTTTGTATTAGAAACCGGACCAGAAAACGCCACCAGGGCGTGTGATATTGATGTTGAATCTACAGATTTTTCAATTAATTCTCTTCCGAAAGTAATAAGAAATGGTAATTGGTACTTTTATAGGGACGCCAAATTATTCAGAAAGTATAAAGCTGTATAAAGCTGTATAAAGCTGTATAATTATGAATAACTTAACTATAAAATTGTTTAAAGATAAGAGACTTTTTATAGATGGTGAAGAATTTGTGGCTCGACCGGCTGAATTTGATCATCTTGATTTTACAGTAAGAATGGGTTATTTAAGGGCATATTTTTACCAGCACCGCAAACAAAACTCAAACAAGATTTCATACAAAATGGATGACCAAGGAACGCAAATAGTAACTACCGGGGAGTTTGAGTACACAAAATGCCAATATTCTTACCACGCTGTTGAAATACTGCAGATTGTTGTTAATAGTGTATTTGCAAACAGTTTAGGCATCTATTTTAATGAACCAACTCAGGGGTTCGTTTCCAAAATAGTTAAGAAAAATATAATGTTTTTGGAAAACAATTTTCCTATCAATTACACGTCCGGGCCTGCTGACTCTGTGAATGTGACTGATATTTATATTGGGGACACATTATTGAACAATTCAAATTGCCCGAAGGTTATCAAATGCGGTATTTACAACTACCGCTTTATTGACGACAAAACTTATAAAAAGTATAAGAATTCCATTCCTGATGTTTAAAAAATTTCTATTAATGTTAGAAGAATCGAGTCAACAGTCTCAACATTTGTTGAGTATTGTTAATTCGTTTGCTAATTACATTAAAAGTAAATATGATATTATTAGTTTTGATTTGAGTTGTGATAATAGGTTGGAAAATGTAATTTGTCTTGAATCTATTGAAATCCCAAGAAAGTACCGTGGTCGTGGGGTTGGAACAAAAGTAATGAATGAGTTGACAGATTTTGCTGATAAATACGGGTTACTCATTTATCTATCATTGGCTGATAAAAATAAAGAAACTGGAACAACTTCGAAAGAAAGATTGAGAAGATTTTATAGTAGATTTGGTTTCGTATCGAATCGCAATAGAAACAAAAAATACAATTTGTCTTTGTACGCTTCTATGTACAGGAACCCTGTATTATGATGACCGGGTTTTGGCTGGACAGGAAAGGGGAAGCACACGAAGTTTCCCACAATAAAATGCATGCCGAATGGGCTGCTGATTTGCTTGGTGTAAACCTAGATAAGTTACAGAAACGGACTAATATTGATAAGTATTATGACAAATGTGATGCCCTATTAAAACAAATGTTTTCATTAAATTGGGTGAGGGTTATTATTTCAGTCAGCGATAAAAGTATATTTATTGATAATACTTTTCGGAACACTCTTAATGTTGGCAAATTGAACTCGAAACAAAAAGAATGGTTATCTTACAAATCTGCCGAACTTGGGTATCCAGTGTACGGATTCCCGTGTGGAAGAAACAGTACAAAACCGATCGACCTATCTGAAAACTCGCTTATGCGGTCCAGAAATTCTATTCGTCGAGTGAAAATTTATGAAGATGGCGAAGTATTATCTTTGTGGTTTGATCCGAGAACATATAAATATTTGAGAGGTTGGGATCATGAATCCATGGTTGAAAAAAACCTCGAATGGTTTGGATTAGAATCTGATGATATTATTGGTCTTCCACCAAAGAAAGTAGCTTTACAACACAATTTCGTCCGGGTAGATGTTTTCAAAGATTACGTTCTTATAGAAATACGGGATTCGCAAGTTAACGGGAAAATGAAAAATGCGTTATCATTCTTTGCTGAACGTTTGGGCGACATGGGAGTAAAAAGTTTTTGCAAAATTTTTGTTTCAACCGATTGCGGTAATGGGAGAGAATATTCAGGAACACTAAATTCGTTGCTCAGTACTTCAATGTTTGATGAAAGGTTGTAATGAGTAAAGCATTTTTTCCAACGTCCGATGCTGGATTTCTCAAATCTTTACAGGGGGATTTGTACAGAAGAGCTTTTAAGAAGATACCAATTTGGTATAGAGAACCGGTTGAGACGTTTGATTTCTTTTACACAGAAGATATGAAGCAGTACTTAGAATCGGGGGAAAGGCAAGACGCCCCAGCTTACGTACATTTGGAACCGAGAAAATCTAGGTTAAAGAAGTACGGAATTGAAGATCATCGAGATTTATTGATTTACTTTTCTATTGCTGAGTTGGATCGACTTTCTTTGAAGAAACCAAGAACCGGTTGTGTGGTTGTAATAGAGAAAGAGTATTATCTAATAACGGATGTTATTCCACAAAATTATTTGGGCCATACAGGGAAGTATTCAACTTTAGTGGCATTTGGGGTCAAGCAAAAAGTATCGTCAATCGAATCGATGGCGGAAATCCCAGAACCTGTTCCAGATAAAAATTCGATTTTTGCCCCTAAAAATGATTACAATTTTATCTCCGGTCTTACATCCGTAGCTCACAAAAAGACTTTTTCCAAGATCAATGTGCTAAAAAGAAGTCCGGACCATTCACACGATGTGTTCTATGGGGAAGCGTGGAATGAAAATTGGCCGGGAACCAGATTTATTGTTGATGGGTACTTGAATTTGACACCCCAAAAATCGACGTTGTACAAATATGGCCTAGAAAAACAAAGAGTCATAATGGCAGTATTTTCCAGAGAAAACTTGAAAAATATTAATTTGGATGTTGATGTTGACTGTTTTCTAATAGTGGAAGGTGAACCGTACCAAGTTACCTATTTTTACCATAAATATTTTTTTGGTAACACCGAAGAGTGGTCGACACTTGTAGTATTTGGAGTTAAGTACAAACCTTCTTCTGTTGAAGAAGTAAAACTTGGTGACGACCCATTATATGAACAATTCTGATTTAGCGGCAAATGGCAATGGTTGGAAAGACTCTTGGTGGATATCACCAAACGGTGAACAAATACCTGTGGTTGACGATCATATTGCCGATGTTTTTGAAAATCCAAAAAAATTTGGGATGAATCCGGATGAATTAAAACACGAAAAATTTTCAGACCCGAGTGGAGAACTGGAAATTCTCGATGTTTTATTAAAACGCGGGTGGATAAAATTCCATTTCAGTAATTTAGCTGTTGGAAAAAGATTGATGCAGGTTCAAGTATTTAAGTGGGGAAATAAATTCAGAGGAAATTTGTGGGGACTGCTAAATAGTAAGTACAGAAATTGCGACCCGAATATCAAAATAACTATATACCAAAATACAACAAACGATATAATCGGAACATTGGGCGAATTCCTTGACTATTCGAATGATGTATTTGAGTCCATTGTAGTCAACTTATTATCAAATCAAAATGTCAGATAAATTAATTCGAAACGGATCTATACTGAAGGCGTCTGTTCTTGCCCCAATAATCAGACGAAGGGCAACAGAAGCCCACAAGACTTTGGCATATAGGATGGCATTGAAGTTGGCAGGCGATTTGAGATCCCAAATATACCAACAAGGTATAGATATGGCTCCGTTGTCGCCAAGATATTTGAGAAGAAAAATAAGACTTGGGTTGGATGATAGAATTCTAATAGCAACTGGTACGTATGTTAATAACATACGAGTTAGGAAAGATGAAAGAGGTAGGTATGTGGTTTCCCCCGGATCACGAACAGAGGTAAACGGCGTACCATTAGACACATTGGCCAGTTGGTTGGAATTTGGGACGAGAAATGATGATGGTTCTGTTAGGATGCCTGCTCGTCCGCATTGGCGTCCAGTTTGGAACAACTTCTTGGAAAAGCAGCCTGAGTGGAGAAAAGAAATAGTAAAAAAGGTGTCACCAGAACTGGCAAGAGAAATAAGAAAAGCTATTAGGGAAGCAAGCAATTCTAGGGAAGAAAAAAGAAAATGACTGATATCCCAGGGCGTGCATTTCCCGCCATAAAAAACCCGGAAGATTTCCTGGACCTAAAAGATATATTTAGGCAGTATGATTTTGAACTTTGGAAACTGCTTACTATCCCGATAAACATACTAGGGTCTGATGAAATCGATAGGATGTGGAGTTGGGAAAGTTTGAATTTGTTAGAGGTTAATACTTTACGAGAACTTGCTAGATCAAGAAATGTATTTAGTGATACTGATAAAAAAGATTTGTTGGTAATGGCTGTGTATAACAGTCAACGAATCCCGGTAGTATTCGCCACCCCGGACCCGGCATATGCCACTCAACCGAATACTACCGGAAGAAAAGAAACTTCAAAAGTGGCAAACACTGTACGGTTCCCGATCATCACAATCACTCGATTGGGAATAAATGAAGATCCAGAAAGATTTTCAAAACCGCATATTAGGAAAATAGCTTGGTCTTCTGACAAAAATTCGGTTATGCAAGGTCAGAAACCAATACCATTATTTTACAGGTGGCAGGTGGAAGTACAAGCTAAATTGCGCACTCACATGAATTTAATATCCCAAATGTTCATACGGATATTAAAGACTAACCCACTTAGAGTAGAAGTGGAACATGGGGATCCTTGGGGACTAATCCCCGCTTACTACGATGCGGAAGAATCGTACGACGATCAATCAGAGTATGAATCGGATGCCGAATCGGCGCAAAGAATACTAAGACAAATTCATAATGTCAGGGCGGCTGGTTGGTTACCATTAACTACATATGCAACACCGACAGTTAGGTTGTACTCGCGTGAATTTGTAGACTCATTAGATGATAATAAACTATTAGACTCTGACACTATAACACTCGGTAATGCTGGAAGGTTAGAAGACGATATGATAGTTACACCCCCATTTGATTTCCCAATAGGGTGAAATATGAAAGATGAAGAAGAGAAAGAACCTGATTACAATCAACCGCCATGGGTTGCGGCGGTGTTGGCTGCTGAAAATTTTAGTGAAGCAATGAAACGAATTAGTTTCGGGGTAAAGAAAGTTGCAAAGGGTGGAAAATTCCGTGGTTTAGTAGAAGGGTTAAAACCCGGGCATCATTATACACAACCACCGTGGACTGCTTATGTATTAAGTGCAGCCAATGCTAGTAGTGGGAATGAAGCGGATCCAAATACTCTGATTAGTGGTGGAAAAGTATATTATTCTAATGATGCAAAAACATCACCATTGATCACTGCCGATATACCGGAGTAATTTTTGTCAATTTTTAATGTATTGTTAAAAATAGAAAAACCCTAGTGTTCAACGAAAAAAATTAATAATTACAAGTAAGTATTGTCAGGAGCGACATAAAATGGCCCACAAGAAACTAGAAAACCTTTACCGTCAGGCAATACCAATACTGTATGCGTTGCCGTCGACCGGTGAACTGAAATTTTACGTTCTTCTCGATAGACAGACAGTGGTAATTGAAGAAGCTGCTCTGTCGCAGGACATAACCGACAAAGAAACTGCTGGTTACGTAAAAGTTTCCACCACAACTGACGCTGTTACACTAGGCGAAGCGGTAGCGTAAGGAGTTATGTAATGATATACGTGTCAGCGGGTGTTTATTGGAGGGAGGTAGATTTATCTACCTACATCCCAAGATTATCTACTACCACAGTTGCCATGGTGGGCACGGCCCCCAAAGGCCCTACCAATACTCCTATATTTGTGTCAAACATAGGGGCTTTTACATCAATATTTGGTGACCCGAATCCGAACCACTTATCGATGTATAGTGCCCTAGAATTCCTTCGCTGGGGATCTCAACTTTGGTTCGTCCGGGTTAATGGTTCGTCGTCTTCGTTTGCTACCAAAAATCTTTCTGGTGCAATCACGAAGGCTTCAGTCGTTTCAACAATAAAAGGCCCGTATGTGTTCTCCAATTCATCGGGTCCGGTGGTTCTTGGTACTGACCAAGGTTCCACTGTTTCTACGATCGATTCAAGCAATAATAAACTTCTGATTTCAGTAAACGGTAGTTCTCCGGTAGTGGTGACGTTGACCCCCGGAACTGACGTTACGAAAACGTCTATCGCAACCGCTATTGATACAGCGTTAGCCCCATACGGGGCATCGGCTGCTGTTGCTGGAACTAACCAAATCCAATTAACTTTGGATTCTGGCCAAGGATCGTCGACTTCTATTGCAATACATTCAATTGCTAATAATGCTTACACTATATTGGGTCTTACTGTTGGCACCACGTATGGAACCAATGATGACAACCAAATGAAAGTGGTGCTCACCAGCTCAGGGGTTGATACCGAATACGCAATGACTTTCACTACCGGGTCACGCACCACTGACCAAGTGGTGACTGCTTTGAACTCGGTTCTAGTTGGTTACGCAACTGCTTATAACATTGATGGGTATGTGAAAATAGTGCATGATTCGCTTGGTCAAACTCATGCGATATCATTTGCACGTTCTTCTGCCAATGCGTACGACACGGGCGCTGCGTCCGTTCTTGGGTTTACAGAAGGGGTCTTAACATACGGCAGAGGAACTTCACCTTCATCTACTACGATGGTGGTGTCCGCCATATCAGAAGGTGCTTGGGGAAATAACCTTACCATCTTCGTGACGAACGGATCTGTGGCTGATACATTCAAACTGCAGGTCAAAAACAATGGTGTACTAGTCGAGCAGTTCAATAATCTGATCGGTACTGCCGGACAAGAAAATAGAGATCTCGGTATCAAATATTTCTTGTCGGCAATCAATGGTGTTTCTAAGTACATTACGGTAGAGGATACAATAGAGAACACCGGGTTCCCTGAAGTTGGTTCCTTTGTTCTATCTGGTGGTGATGATGGTCTAGAAACTATTTCAGATGATGACTACATAGGGACAATTTCCGGAACTGTAAAGACGGGCTTACAGATTTTCTCTAACGCAGAGGAAATTGATATAAATTTAATGCTCTGTCCTGGTGTTCACTCTGCTGCCGTAATCAACGAAATGATTTCGTTGTGCACTGATCGCGGCGATTGTATGGCAATTGTTGACCCGCCGTTAGGTCTTTCTGTTCAACAAGTTGTTGATTGGCATAATGGTGCTACTACTTACTCGGACCATGCTGCCTTCAATTCCTCGTATGCCGCACTTTATTGGCCGTGGACTCAAATATTTGATGCGAGAAATGATAGATACTTGTGGGTTCCTCCGTCAGGGCATGCGGCAAGTATCTATGCTTATTCTGACGAAGTATCCGAGCCTTGGTTCGCTCCTGCAGGTTTCAACCGTGGTCGTCTGCTTACTGTTAACAAGCTTGAGCATTCTCCCGATCAGGGGGAGCGCGATTACTTGTACGGAAACCAGAATGCCGTGAACCCGATTGTTAAATTCCAGAAAGACGGAATTGCAATTTGGGGTCAGCGGACTTTGCAGCGGAAGCCATCAGCTCTTGATCGCGTAAACGTTCGCCGCTTGATGCTCTACATCAGAAAAGTAGTTTCGACTGCGGTTCGATACTTAGTGTTCGAACCTAACGACCCGGTGACGTGGAGAACCTTCTCCGCCATGGTCGATCCTTTCATGAGAGGGTTAGTTGCTCGGCGTGGTGTGGTTAAATACCAAATCGTTTGCGACGAGACAACTAATACACCGGATCACATAAATAACAACGAAATGGTCGCCAGAATTTACATCGAACCGGTGAAGGCGGCAGAAAAGATCTTGGTTGATGCCGTTCTTACACCTTCAGGTGCCAACTTCGACGAGGTTGTTTACTAATGTCGAATCGGGGAATAAAGGAAAGCACCACTGCCATGTCGGTTGGTGCTTTCCCCACCAATTTCAAAGGTGGTCCTTCGTCAGTATCTGTAGTTCCTGATGGGGAGAACTTTAAGATAATTATTGACGACTCTGATAGTGAGTTTGAGATAGAGTCTGGTTTGCCAAAAGAAGAGGCGGAAGAATTGGCAAAAGAATATCGAAAGATGTTTGCTCCAGATACCCTTCCTGAAGGAATCAATATGGGTAGAAGAGACGAAGGCGAAACTTGGAATCGATTTAAGGGCAGTGTGAAGGGTGCAGTTCATGGTGCCGCTGCAGGTGCCGGTGTTGGTGCTCTTGCTGCCGGACCAGTTGGTGCTGCAGTAGGATCAATGGCTGGGGCTGTTGCTGGCAGGAAAGTAGGAAGTTATACCCATTCGAGTGGCGCAAAAGAGACTTATCAAAATGTTGTTGATAAAGTAAAAACAGTTGCTGCTAATTCTGCTAAAAAGGCAGTTAACTTTGTAAAAAATCCACAAATGGATGAAAGTTATTATGAAAGTGGGAGACAACCGATGTTAAGCATTGATAAATTAATAGAATCTGTAACTCGCGGTGCTAACGTTACGGAAGCCGTTCGCGTCTACCTTGCTCCAAGACTTCTGGAAGATGAAGATGTTGCCCAAATCTTAAGTCCAGAAGATACTGCCCCCGGTACTACGTTGCCGGGTGTAGACGTAGAAGACCCTGAAGATGATGCTATTATGGAACCAGAAATTGGTCCCACTAGTGGCATAGTTCCAGATGCCGATGATGCTGCTGTCGATGCTGCTGTCGATAGTACAGAACTGGCAACAAAAGACGTTGATGATGAAGAAATGGGTTCCATTGCCAATTCTGCTGATACCGTCCCTGGTGAATTCATGGAAGATGGCACCAGGGAGCGTTACAGAATTCGCAAGGGTGTTCGCGAATCACTACGTCGCATGGGTCTTATTTCAGAAGCCGATGGCGAAATGCCTGATTTTCTAAAAGATAAGATCGATGGAGAAGACAAACCCGATCAGGAAGAAGATCCAATCGAAGAGCCAAAAATAGAATCTCGTCGTCGCCGTCCTTCGTTAGTAGAAAGACTTCGCGCCGCTGCCAAAAGACAGCGCCTTGGTGAAGAATTTGATTACGATGATGAAGAAGAATTTGGTTCGGATGTTGAACCAGATGGTGATGAAGATGACTTATACTACGATGAATCAAATACTTCAAGAAGTCGCCGCCGTCGCCGTGTTTCGGAAGAAGAGGGTGATGGTTCTGGAATAGCAGCGGCTGACCGTTTACCGGGCGAAGAAATGCCCACTTCCGGTGATGACGAGGATAATGACAACGAGGGCGAAACTCCTACTACTCCCGGTGTCTCCGAAGCCCGCAAAAGACTGAAAGCTAAACTAGAAGCCCATCGTCGTCGCCGCAATCGTCGTCTTTCTGAGGAAGAAGCCGGAATGAATTTCCCGCCAGAAAAGAAAGAAGATGAAGAAGGTGATGATAAAGAAGATGGCGATAAAGAATCAAGTTCTACCCCCGAAACGCATGTCCATGTCCACATGGAAGGTCGTCGATCGTTAAAACGCAGAGCTAGAATAAATGAAGAGGGTGAGGCGGGGCAAATTCCACCGGAAGACGAATACCCGGAAGACGATGACGTGCCGGTCGGTGTTGAAGAACCAGAAGAACCGATGGAATCTAGATTAGCTCGCAGAGGCGGAAAAGTTAGACTGAAGGAAAATAGAATCCCGCCATCTGTTTTGAATGAAGCTATCGACAACCAATTCCAGTTAGGTGAAACTGTTTCTTGGAATGGAAGAACCGGAACGGTGATGGCGCAAAACCCGTCAGCATTGGGTTATTATTACTTGGTACAGATTAAGAATGGGCCATCCGTACAAGCTGCCCATCACGAACTATCTAGAGGATAAGGGGTAGCACGAAATGCCAATAAACGCGCAACATTTAGCTCCTCAATCGGGTGGTTTTGAACCCCAGAGAGCATACGATTTCCAGATTGAGTTATACGGTGTACCAAATGCCGGGAACCTCACTCTGGCGGTCAGCGAGGGGTTCTTGCCGGAAAGAATGGTAGACGAAATTAAGCTATACTACGGTGCAGAAGACCGTAAAGTTGCTGGTTTAGTTTCGTTCTCTAACGGAAGAATGACTTGTGTTGACTATCTAGATGAGCAAATTTTGTCGTCCATGTTAGAGTGGTCGAGAATGGTTTACGATATTGAGGCTGGTACAGAAGGGTTGGCATCTGCTTACAAAAAGCAGGGTGCTCTTGTTCTACTAGCCCCAGATGGTTCTCGCCCTAGAATATACCAAATGTTAGGGGTTTGGCCAAAATCAGTATCGGGTTCTGGTTTGTCATACGGAACTAACGATGTTTTGAAAGTGACAATGGAACTTGTGTTTGACCAAGCTATTCCGAAGTTCTGAACGTAGTATTTCATTTGGAGAAGTATCTAAGATTACCATTGATTAATTTGCAGTTCTAAAGTAAGGAGAGTTTTTATGGAAAGAAAATCGGTGTCGGTAAAGTTGCCGTCATTGGGTATCACTTATGGTGATAAACTAAAAGACGGGCTAATCTCTCTCTACCCCATCAGAGCTTTTGAAGAGAAGCTTCTGATGGGAATGAGGGGATCTGGATTAGACAGGATCAATGCTTTATTGAAAAGTTGTATCGCGTCCGATATAGATCCATTGGACTTATTGGTAACCGATCGACTTTTCATTTTGGCGTATTTGAAAATAATATCGTATGGTCCTAATACCAAGATTTCCGTTACATGTACAAAAGAATCGTGCAAATCTAAGTTTGATAAAGTAGTCGACTTAGAAAAAGAATTGGACGTCAAATATCTATCAGAAGTGTTTAAGGAACCGTTTTCCGTCATTCTTCCGGTGTCTGGTGAAGTTGTTGAACTTAGATTAATTCGAGGAAGCGACGAATTGCGTTTATCGCGCTTGAATGAAAATTTCAAGCGTAGCAATAATAAATTGACGGTAAACCCAATTTATATTTATCAGTTAATTGCCCCAATAGTTTCAGTTAATGGGGAAAAACTGAGTGACGAAGAACTGTTTTCATGGTGCGAAAATCTGATCGGCAGGGATTCGCAAACCCTGCAACAAGAATTGCTAAGGTGGGACTCCGGCATATCTACTGAATTTTCCGTTACTTGCGCTAACTGCGGAACGGAAATGATGGTAGAATTGCCTACGGACACATTTTTTCGGCCAGAATGATTTATTTTTCGAACTCTGGCTCCCCTCAACTGACCCAGAATCTTTAGAAGAAATACTAAAGATGCAGTACTGGCTCGCCCGGTGGCGGTTGCTAACCCGGGACGAGTCAGAGTATATGCCATTAGCAGAAATGTTTTGGTGGTTCAACCAACATTGTGCTCAGATAAAGAAAGAAAAATCTGGTGATAGTAGTACCAGCCTTGAATCTATAGCCAAAAATTGGGAGTTGACCAGAAAAACTAAACCACCTGCTGATAAGAAAAAATATGCTGGAGAAAAAAGTATTCGAAATCGCCGAATGGAACTAATTGAGAAACGTTCCATGAAGAAATAATAGGTAAAGGATAAAATGTCTTCCCGAACCGAATCGGCAGTTCGATATACAATCGATTTTGATACTGAAACCCCACTTACTCAGGCAGGTACCATTGAAACTGCCATGGAGAAGGTGCGTTCCAAAATCGAATCTATTGGTAATGGTTTCATAAATTACAAAAACAGATTGGTGTCTAGTATTCAAGCAATTGGTGAATCCGTTCAACGTGTATATTCCGAGTGGAAATCGAAAATAGGCACATTTTTCTCTGGTATAGAATTCCAAGCTTATTCTGATAAATTGAAACGATTTTCGCAAATGATGTTTGGGTACGGAGAGGCTTGGGAAGAACACAAGAGTACTGTTTCTCAAACTCTTGATATGTATGAAGAATCATTAGCAACCCTAACCGGAATGGAAAAGGTTTGGGTAAATATAAAATTGAAGGCAGTATCTTATTGGGGGAAGCTGATAGAAGTTGGCAGGGAACATGACAGACGTTTGGGCGAATTGCAGGATATGGAAAAAGCTACTAAAACATGGAAAGATAGATTATCAGAAGTATACGAGATAACAAAAAGTATTGCTGGGGCGTCACCTCCATTTATTGGTGGTATGTTGGCAGAAGGTAAAATAAGAGAGCTTAGTGATTTAGCTCTTAAAGGGTACAGCGAAGATCAAATTAGAGATATGCCGTATGTGATAAACCAAGCAAAACGCTCTATATTAGAGCGCGGTCTTTCAGCTTCTGCTGGTTCTGAATATAGACAAACTGCCCTTTTTCTTGGGGAAAAAGGTATAAAGAAAGATGACCAACAGGGATATCTAGAAAATTCAGAACTTTTGAAAAGGGGGTTGATGCTTGGCGATATGAAAGAAGGTGCTGAACTATTAACCGAATTAAATAGACAATGGAAAATAGCACCCGGTAATTTAATGAAATTTGCTACGGGTGTTCAAGCGATAGGTAGTGAATCCGGATTGGCTATGTCTGGGTTGAAAGGTTTACTGGAAAATAACGAAGCTTTCTCTCAACAAATACGTGGTGGAGAGCAAAATATACGACGTTTTGGTATTGAATTGACCGCAATTGCTGGTGCGTTTGAAAAAGCTGGTGCGTCGGCCGAAAGTCAGCTTGGTATTGTTCAAAAGTTTAGAGACGGCATTTATGACGCCGACCAAGCTAGACTCATTTTCTCATTAGGTGGTGATGTTAACCAATTGCAGCAATTAGCGGTTGGTGGACAAATCGGAAAAGCAATGGAACTTTATATTGCTACTTTACGCAGATCTGTTGATACGTATGGTGGTGGTGATGAAGCCCTTGCTCGTAGGATACTTGGGAAAGAATTTGGTGTTGATACTGAATTTATGGATAGAATTTTCAAAAACCCTGATTTGGAGAAACAAATAGCTAAATTGGTAGATGTTGGGATGAAAGGACAAGCTACCGGCGAATATAAATTGCCGATTTCTGCTGCTGGGGAAACTTACGAAGCTACCCAGCAAAGATGGAATATGCAGATTGACGAATTTAATAATACCATGTCTCGGAAAGTATTGGATCCACTTGCCAATTTCATGAAAGGAATTTCGGATAAAGTTGTAAAGCAAGTAGAAAGCCCGGACGGAAGACCGGGAGAGTTGAAGCAAATGATACATTTGGCAGTTGCTGCCGGTATTTCTGCTAAAATGTCTGGACTTCTTGATTGGTTGAAAAACCCATTTGGCGGTGGTGATGCGGGGGAACAAAAGCCGATGTTTAGGAATGGTAGGATGTTAGTAGATGTTGGTGATGATTCGTTGGGCGGTGGGGGCGGTATTTTGGGTGCAATTGGTAAAATTGTCGCAGGCTTTTTTACGATGGGGTTTATCACTAAATTAGTAGGACTAAGCCCTATAAAGAAAATACTTTTTGATACTGGATCTAAATTTTTTGGTGATTTGGCTGCTCGTGCTGCGGCTGCCGGAAAGCCTATACAACACATATGGTCTGGGATTCAAAAAATATTTGATCTGTTCACCGGGCCTAGTTTGTTGTCGAAAGTAATGTCCGGGGTGAGATCTTTGTTTGGTCTTCTTAGAACTCCTATTGTTGGATTCATGGGGCTTGGTAATTTGAAAACAATGGGGTGGCTCGGTCGACTTGGTTGGATAGGGGCGGTTGCGACGGCCGCTGCTACTGGTTGGGAAGTTGGTACAAAATTGAGAAATATGTTAAACAATTGGACTGGTGGAAAATTTGATGAATGGATTCGTAAAGTTTCCCCACTATTTATTTTGTGGAAATATATTATTGATAAGATTAATGTATCAAAAACTGGTGGTGAAAATTTTGGCGTTGGTACAACAGAAGAAAAAGCAGAATCCGCCAGAAAGATGATGGAACAAAGACGTATTAGAGAATCAGAATTGGTAATATCACCAGTCAAATCACACAACAATGAACGTGTACATCCAGAAACTAACAACAAGGGCGATCAGGTTGTTAATAGATTCGAATCTGTAGCTAGTCATAGAGTGTCAAAGAATTTGCTCAATGAAAACAAATTGCTCGCCATTCAGAATCAATACGGTGATTTGACTGAAAAATTTGGAAATATGCATAAAGTTGATCCGAAATTGTTACAAGCAATGATTTTAAAGGAATCTAGTGGTGATCAATACGCAGTAAGCAAAGCAGGTGCTAAAGGTCTTATGCAGTTTATGCCAGCTACCGGCGGCGAATACGGACTAAAGACTGACGAAGATTTTTACAATCCAGAAAAGAATATTGAGGCTGGCGCTAGATATATGCGTTGGCTGTTAGATAAATACCAAGGGGACGAAAACAAGGCACTTTCGTTCTATAATGGTGGTGGGAAAAATCCAAAGGTATTTGGAGGTCCAGGCAATGAAGAGAACGACAATTACGCACCAGGGGTTTTGTCTTATCGATCTGCTTTGGAAGAATTGGAAGCGAAAATAAGACCGGTAAGAGAAGTCAGGATGGCAGGGATTTCGGAAGAGAAAGCGGCAAGTGTTGCACCTGTAAACAACTCAACCGCTATTAGTCAAAGAGATATTATTGATATGTTGGCAAAAGTGAAGACCGCGACCGAGGAACAAACCGAGTATTTGAAGAATGGAGGTTTGATGGTGAGACTTCCAGACAGTTATAGAGACGTTAGACGTGCTCAAACCCCAATAAGTTCTACCCCGATGGTAGATCTACTTGCTGCTGCGAATGCGTAATCTAATATGAGTGCAAGAGATATTCTATCCAAATATTCGATAGTAGATCTCGAAGGTGGCGATAAATTTACTTTTGTTGCCATGCCGGAAGGTGGATTTAGTATATCTAAATCACCGAATTGGGAAGATACCGGAATAATTGGGCGATCCAGCCCAATTAAGGGTTACAGAGACTCGTCCCCAAGACGAATTTCAATGACCATTCCATTATTTTCTTCAATAGAACAAGGTGATGGAAGAACACCAAAAGATGTTGACGACGCGTGTAGATTTTTCTTATCGTTGGCCTACCCAGATTACGACGGCGGAATCAAACCGCCACACAAATGTGCAATAATAGCAGGTGATCAAAAAGTATTATCAATTGATTTTGTAGTGGTCACTTCTGTTGATATTAGTTTGATGGCCCCTTGGGATACACCAACCGGTATGGCTCACAGAGCTACTGTAAATATTACCTTTGAAGAAGCGGACGATACACCAAAAGGTTGGAAAGAAGTAAGAGGTGGTGGAAATTCAATATCATCAATGGGATTTGAATAATGGCTAGTGAAGAATTTGCACCAACAGGAAAGAAAATAACTGATATTAGCTCTCGATTCGCTCGATCGAAAATTTACAGGAACGAATCGGGCGAAGAATTTTTTGAAACTTATTATTTTAGTAGTTGGAGTTTTTCCCCTGGTGATAACTACCACACAGTCACTGCCGGGGAAGAAGGAAGATTAGATTTAATATCATTCAAATATTATAACACTTGTGATCTTTGGTGGGTAATTGCTGAAGTAAACGATATAAATCATCCAATAAAGGACGTTACCGCTGGTCTTACTCTTAGAATACCGGCATTTGATGCCATTTTTAAAGTAAGGAGATTGTAATGAGTTTTTGTGTTAAATACTTTATTTCTCCTAATGGTGTTGCGGTAAAAATAAAATCGTCAACACATTTGAACGATATGTTTGATCGGCCGGAAATATATAATCAGTTGGATCGTGGTATCGTCAATTATCTTTTTAATAATTGGACTACCAATGGTGATTACGGTGACGGGATTTCGTTAATAGTTAATAGGGGTTGGACTTTTGTTACTTCCGATTGGTGGAAAGCAAATTATTTAGTTATCATGACTAACACTGAAAAATTGTCTTGGGAGAGAAAAATAGTATCGTTTGCTACTGAATATTTGACTGAATACAGAAAGTCTGGGGTTAAAGTATTAATATACAACACACACGATAAAAAGGTTTGGTCAGGTGAGTTGGACTCTTTATTATCGGGTGGTCTGTTTGAATCGATTGAAATAAGAGAAAACAATCACAATACAACGGGGTGGTGGGTAAAAACTGGAAAAGATATAAATATTGGATTTTATGAGCATGCGGATTACGCAAGAGAAAACTTTTTTATCACAGATCCTACAAACATAAATCACGATTATGTTAATAGATATTTGGTAGCTGCCGCAAAATTAGGTTGGATACGGATTCGTGATTATGGTGGGTGGCTATCGATATGTATACCGCATGATCATATAGACAAAAGTTTTTTAACTATCCATGAGTGGATGGCAGTTCACTCGAACGAATTCCCGCCAACGAAATTGGTTTTTCTTGATATAACACCAAATAGTGTAGAATTGGCCAACAGAACCCCCGGATGGTTTTACGCAAAGCTTGGTATGGAGTTTAAATACGGAGAAATGTTGGACAACCCAAATAAAATTTTCCATAAACTTTATTAATAATGAACAATTTTTCTGATATAATCAGATGCATTTTAATGGAGTCGCATACCCACCCGGGCTGGTGGGTAAGTAAGACAAAAGATATTCAAATATCAAATAAAACAGAACATTCTACCTACGCTCTTAGGTATCTCGGAATAAAAGATCCGGGTCTTGGTGGTGGTTACAGTGAGAGAACAGATAAAATTTTGATTGCTACTATTAAGAAGGGTTGGATAAGGATTAGAAATTATGATCATTTTTTGGCAGTAACTTTGCCGAAGATAAAGGACTTTGATATTTTGTGCAGTTGGGTGATCAAACACAAAAAAGAATTTCAAAAATCGTTTTTGGTTCAAATTGATAAAGTCCCAAATAATTATACAAATACATCATTTGATTGGTTTCTCAGCATAGATGGGATAGGAACTACAATATCAGAAATTATTAACGACCCAAATGCAGTATTCAACAAATTGATCAATAGATTCTAATAAGTCATGAGTCTAAACCCACCAGATTACGCACCGAATCCACACGTTGCTTATTGCAAAATATGGATTAATGGTACGGAAATAACGACTATTGGGGAAAGACCACAGCGCTTAATGGGGTTCTCGTATGCAATGATTGGGAATACTGGTGGGAACAGAGTCAATTTTACTTTATTTGATGAAAAATGGGTAGAGCTTGAACAACTATTAGCAACTGCCAATGATATGATGGTCGATTTCCAGTTTGGTTATACAACAGGTAGAATGTCGGAAAAGTACACTGCCAAAATTTTTTCTTACAAACCAACATTTTTGATCAATGGAATGCAATTGTTGTTGGAAGGAATATCACCCGGATTTGCTGAAACTAACAAAGACAAAAAATCACAAGATAGACAGCAACCTAGAAATTTTCCCGGGTGTATGGGAAAAGATGAGGCTGATATACACGAAATAGTAGAATTTATTGCAAAAGAAAACGATTGGGATACTGATATAGAGGAATGTGAACCCGTATACAATAACGATGATTTGAACAAATCCGGAAAGGTGAAAATGCATTTCACCCAACCGGCAGGGCAACGAGATATTCAATTTATAATGGAACAATTATCACCTTGGGCTCAATCAAAAAAGAATAAGGATACTGATTATAAAGTCTTTTTTGAAGATCCGAAAAATGGGTCTAAATCAAAATTACATTTTCATCCACCAAAATTGAAAAATCTGGGAAAAGATACTTATGTATTTATGCAGGATAAAATGTCTGAGGTTATTCAGTTTACCCCGGAGATTGTTGATGCTATTAATTTAAAGTTGGGCGGTGGAGTTTCAGGTGCGAATGTTATAGATCAACAAACTGGGGAATATGAATCTATATTTAGTTGCAATACCAATACACCAGAAAAAACTATTTTAGGTGGTCAATTTGTTGCTGCTTCCGATCCAGATAAAGAGAAATATTCAACCACTATTATCGAGCCTTGGCGCGATAAGACAATGGCTTATATTTCTACTAGAAACAGATATCAACAAATGTTTAATTCTAGAATAGCTGGTGAATTGATTATTCTTGGAAATCCAAAGTTACAATTGCATGAAACATGTCAGGTATATGTGGTTTTGCCTGATGGTAAGTTCCATTATACGAGCGGGATTTACTATAAAATGTCGTGTGTTCACGAATTGAATGGTGGAAGGTTCACCACTACAATTGCATTGATAAGATCTGGCCACGAGAAAATACAAAGCGCTGTTGGGGTCGGAGAAGTAATTAGTATGGAAGTTGGGCCACCTGCACCAGCCGAGTAATACAATGAGAATCAGTCAAGATACAAGAGAACAAATAGGTAGACGTAATAAATATTATGGTTTGTATCGTGGTGTAGTTGAATACAATATAGATCCGATGAAGATCGGTAGATGTAAAGTTAGAGTAGTGGCTATCCACGGGACTGAAGTTTCGATAGAAACAAAAGATTTGCCGTGGTCTGTACCTATGAATTCGTACGGTGGCTTCCACGACGGCGGGACTTTTATTGTACCGCCAGTTGGTTCTACTGTTTGGGTACAATTTGAAATGGGTGAGTCAAGAAACCCGGTTTATTTTGGTGCTTGGTATAAAAATCCAAATGACCAACGCGAAGTTTTTACTAAAACTTCGAAAGTGACCAAGAATAAACTACCGGACCGACCAATCAGCTCTGGTACGTGGAAGCAACCGATCGGATCTGAAGTTCCCGACGAGATTTTGGCTACTCCATACGACCCATCTACCCATTTGATACATAAATCGACTAAAGGGCATACTATATGCATAGAGGATCGTGATGGTTATGAGTCTTTGAAAATAACAGATAGGTCAGGGCAAGAAGTTATTTTGTCGTCACCTGTAACCGATGATAAAAATTTGGCAAATGCAAAACAAAGAGGAACCCGGTCAGTTTCTAATGGAGATCAATTAGAATACGATGATTTGGCCGGTGGAACCTCTTCGGTTGAAATTCTCGGGTCTTCTGGTCAAGGTGTTCGCATTGTTTCAAAGAAAGATAGCGAATTCATATCAATAACATCAAAAGATATTGGATCAAAGGCCACCCCAGATGCTGCGGAGAACAAAGTCTCCGTTTTGATTGGTGGCGGGACTGGTATTTTCGAAGTTTCCGGAGTTCGTAACGGAATTGAAGAAGTAAAGATCAGTGTCGATATGCATAGTGGTTCTGTCGAAATAAAATCGAGCAATTCAATAACACTAAAAACTGAATTAATAAACATAATATCTGAATTTTTAAGAATAAAATCGAATGTTGCTGTAGATGGTGATTTGTCGGTTTCTGGTGATGTGTTACTTTCGCATGGAAATAAAATCGGATGAGTGATATTCAGACTACCATAAATTATTACCTTTCAAAAGAAGGTGGTCCGTTACGTACTATAACCATAACAGATGGTTCTGGTTCGGCTTCACTTCCATCTAATTGCTATTTGCATTTAAGAAAATGTAATATAGGTACTCTTACTGTTTCGAGAGATTGTGTTGTTGTAATTGAAGAATCTACATTACAAAGTGTCGTAATGGAATCCGGTTCTTTGACTATCGACAGGACTACTGTTAGTGGAAAAATTCAAATCGATTCAGTAAAAACTACTACTAAATTATGTTCGTTTAGTGATACTGTGGATTTAAAGAATGGTTCTTCTTTAGATAGTTACAAATGCAACAGAACCGGTGCCAGCATAGCAATTTCTGCCAATGACAACTGCAGAATAACACTTCGAGAGGATTCAATTACTGCTTGTGAAACCGGAATTGAAATGAAAAATGGTTGTTTCTTGTCGTCAAGAAACTGCAATATTGTAGTTGTTTTGAGAGCAGTGAGAGGGTCGAGCAATTGCCAAGTGGAAGTATTGGGCGGCAAATTAAATGGAGAAGAAGGTTTTTGTGTTGACTTAGATGGAAGTTCTACTGGTGTTCTTTCTGGTATAGAAAATAATTTGGTGGCTAACCGAGCAGCTATTTCATTGAAGAGTTCAACAATCAGGATGGTGAATTGCAAAGGTATTAATTCAGTAGAATTTGGAGTAATTGCGGAAGATAATTCGTCGGTAGTAATATATAATTTTGAAAATTTGAAAACAAGTTCCGACGCGGTTTTCAAATTAGACTCTGGATCGTCTGCAGAAGTGTCGAAGGGTGACAACATTTTTTCTTCCGGAAATGATACCATCCTTCTCAAAGATTCAACTTTTACAGCTAGAAAAATAAATAAGATATACTCACCTGCTAAGAATGCATTCTTTTCACAAGGTGGGTCAACCGTAGTGTTGTCCGACATATTTGTTGAAGTTCGCGGATATGGAAATAGGGCTATTGAAGCACAAGAAAACGATAATTATTCAGTGTCTAAAGTTCCTTTAATTCAGGGTGACGCGGCGGAAGCTATAAAGACTGGTAACAAATCGAATGTTTCGTTGTTTGAAATTGATAAAGTAATTGGTAACGCCAGTCACGCAATAGATTTGGGGAATGAATGCAAATTATCGATGAAAAAGATATCATTGGTCCAAGGGGTAACAGGTCACGGAATAAATGCCGGAAATTCATCAACAATAGTAAGTTCCGAAGTGGAAACCATAAAAGGTTTGGAAGGTTCCGGTATAAATTTGGGGAAAACTTCAGTTCTTAGGTACGCGAATGGAAAATTGATCCATGGTTTAATGCTTCATGGTGTTGCAACCGGCAATAAATCTGACGTGGAAATTAGAGATTTCGTAAAAGTAATTGGTGAAAAAGAAGATGGGGTTTACGCCCCTGCTTCTGTAGTTACTTTGCTCGATGGTGATAAAGTAATAGGACAGATACTTAATGGGGTCGATGTGTCGGGGTCAGGCGGTAAAGTCATTGTAAGAAGAGTAAACGAAATATTTGGTGTTGAATCGGATGGTCTTAGGTTGCACAAAGGGGAAGTTGACGCTAGGGACTTTGGTGGTATTAAAGGCGGTATAAGTGGAATAAATGCTACATCCTCGTTAGTAGTGGCAGAACGCGGGGAAATGGTAAAAGGTTGGGAAGCTGGGATACGTGCTGGTGATGGTACAAGAGCTATCATAAGCAGCCTTGATTTATTATATGGTGCGGGAGAAGGTGCTATTAACGCACGTGATAGCACAGTGGAAGTAACATCTGTAAAAGTGGTAGAAGCAGCACCATTTGCTATTGACTCGTTGAACTCGAAGGTAGTATGCAAACAATGCGAGATAAAAGGCGGCATTTTGGCTGAAGGTTCTAGTGCGGTTTTAGTTGACCGGTGTTCTTTGGAAGGTAAATCAGTGGAGGTAAGAGAATCGGAACTCACTTCAATACAATGCGATTTTACTTCCGATTTCACTATTGATGGTAGTTCCTTTAATGCAACTAATACTATTTTGGACGGCATTTTCGTTGGGAATAGTTCGGAATTCGATTTTCGAAAAGTAGAAATAAAAAATGTTACTACTTTGACTGATTCGTCCGTTAAAGGGTCGAAAGTAGTATTTACTGGTTTAGCTTCATTCACCGATGTTGGTGGGTTATTTGCTAACTCTCAATCTGAGGGGCTTGCATTAGTAAATAGTGGTGTGGTCGCATCTTTATGCAGTTTTGATCCAGTAGGTTTGGTAGAATCTGGTTATATAAATATCGACCCGACCAAAACGCACATATCACACGAACTGTTAATAGATCTAGTTGCTGCCGAAATTGTTACGGATGGAAGTGCATAACATGGTCGAGTTCATTATTATACTAATTATTATTGCAATTATTGCAGCAATAAGCCATGCACCAAAAAACTCTTTGGCCGTTGAATTGAATTTGAAGGAAACAAAAACCAAACAAAACTGGAAGGAGAAAAGAATGATCAGCGTCACAATGAATGACCAAGAAATGACTGTTTTGACCATCGCACCTACCGATGCAGATGGTGACCCGGCGGCTGTGGAAAATGTTGTTTGGACCACCAACAACCCAGATGTAGTGTCGTTGACCACAGGTTCGGACCCTCTCACTTGCCAAGTTTATTCGCGTGGGGTGCTTGGACAAGCTGAAATTACTGTAGAAGCTGATGCGGATCTTGGTGAGGGCATGTCTCCTCTGACAGAAACAGCGTATGTAACCGTTATCCAATCGATGGCCACAGATTTGAATTTGTTTGCTGCAGCTCCTACCCCGAAACCACCACTTGAATAATAAGAGGTAACAATGCCGGACAGTAGCTCAGGGGTGTGCGAGAAGGAACTAAACGCACAATTACAAATGTTGCAATCGAGAGTGAAAACTCTCGAAAAGAATGTTGCTGCTTTGGGAGAAACACAGTTGACCGATATTGGTCAAACAGTAGCGGCATTTATGTCTATTATTACCACTGCCCCTGAAGGCATTGTAACCTACATAGCCAACCAACTAATATTGAAATTAGCTTCCGCTGCCCTCGGAATGGCAGAGAATAAGTTAAGTTCTATGGCTTCCGAGGGCGGCGGGTCAGTTGGTGATTTGATGGCCGATATCAGTAACGTTCAAGATGTTCTTGAACAAATATACGAAATCCTAACTACTCCTATGCTTGATTGGAGTCAGTTACAATTTTTGTTTTCTGTTGAAAATATAAGAATACCGCCATTTCCATTCGGCGCAATGGCTGCTATAGACGCCGCCATAGAAGCTGTTGCGGTTGCCCAAGCAGCACTGAATGCAGACCCCGGAAACGCTGATCTGCAAGCTGCATTGGCTGCAAAACAATCTGCGTTGGCCGCAATGCAAAACGCGCAAACAGCAATGAATAATTTAGTGAACTGCAGAACATTAACGAGTGTAATAGGATTATGAGATCAAAAGAATTAAAGCAGCTTGCCAAAGAATTACTGATACACTGCCCATTGGGAGCAAGTTGTGTTGATATGTCGGAAGAAAGAATGCCGACACATATTGCCTTGGCAGGTCCAATGCCTACTGATTTAGTAGACCAAATTGAATGGAAAATGCGTTTGATTGCTTCTTACAGA